TTCCTGATGAACCGCTGCTTCCGCTTGTACCAGATGATCCAGATGAACCATTGCTACCATCTATACCTGAAGTTCCCGATGAACCACTGGTTCCGCTTGTTCCAGAAGTACCACTTGTTCCTGAAGTACCTGTTGAACCACTGCTTCCACTTGATCCTGAAGTTCCGTTGATTCCTGAACTTCCGCTAGATCCATTAATACCACTAGATCCAGAACTGCCATTTATTCCGCTTGATCCTGAAGATCCTGTTGATCCACTTGATCCAGAACTCCCTGATGTACCATGAGATCCATCAATACCACTGATTCCGCTGGAGCCAGATGATCCATTAAGACCACTTGAACCTGACGTTCCGCTTGAACCATTACTAACTGAAAAAGTAGAATAACCCATGATATTTATTATTTATTATACAATCTAAATATATTTATTTATATTACACCGAGTAATATTTTTATTATATAAATTTTGTTAAGTTATTTCGTATCCTCTATACAATAAAACTAAACCAATATTCGATGATAAAGATAATAAAACTGGTTTAGAAATCTGAAATTTTCCTGTCGGCTCAATTTCAGTGATTGTTCCAGAAATATTTGGAGATAAAAAATAAAATCCGCCAGGATTTAATCCTGATAAACCAGTTATTTTTCCATAATATAACAAATCAAAAGTGTTAGTTGCAGTAGCTTGTACAAACCCCGCGACTTCTGCATTTGCTTTACTATTAGCTATAGCTTTATACCAATCCGTTCCATCAAATCTAACAACATCACCAACTATAAAATTATGACCAGTATAAGTTATAGTATCAAATAACGATTGACCATTTGAAGTTGCATTATTATTGATCCACTGTGTGTTATAATCTGTTCCATCAATCTTAGCTAATATTTGATTTGTTGTTCCGCCAGCAGGTACTCCAACTCCACTTGTTCCAGAACTGCCAGATGATCCGCTATTTCCACTTGTACCTGAAGATCCTGAAGTTCCGCTTGAACCACTTGATCCTGATATTCCAGAACTTCCAGATGAACCTGAAGATCCTGATGTACCAGATAATCCACTAGATCCTGATGTACCAGATGATCCACTAGATCCAGAACTTCCAGATGAACCGTTTACACCTGAACTGCCTGAACTTCCTGAACTACCAGTTGAACCAGAAGATCCTGTGCTACCAGAACTACCAGCAGATCCACTGCTTCCTGAAGATCCATTAATTCCTGAACTGCCCGAAGAACCGTTTTGACCCGATGATCCAGATGAACCGTTTACACCTGAACTGCCTGAACTTCCTGAACTTCCAGTTGAACCAGAAGATCCTGTGCTACCAGAACTACCAGCAGATCCACTGCTTCCTGAAGATCCATTAATTCCTGAACTGCCCGAAGAACCGTTTTGACCCGATGATCCAGATGAACCATTTACACCAGAACTACCTGAACTTCCTGAACTACCAGTTGAACCAGAAGATCCTGTGCTACCAGAACTACCAGCAGATCCACTGCTTCCTGAAGATCCATTAATTCCTGAACTGCCCGAAGAACCGTTTTGACCCGATGATCCAGATGAACCGTTTACACCTGAACTGCCTGAACTTCCTGAACTTCCAGTTGAACCAGAAGATCCTGTGCTACCAGAACTACCAGCAGATCCACTGCTTCCTGAAGATCCATTAATTCCTGAACTGCCCGAAGAACCGTTTTGACCTGATGATCCAGATGAACCGTTTGCTCCTGAACTTCCTGATGATCCAGATGAACCTGAACTTCCAGAAGATCCGCTACTACCACCACTACCAGATGATCCAGATGAACCAGACGAACCACTAGACCCAGAACTTCCAGACGATCCAGATGAACCATTCGCACCAGAGCTACCTGAACTACCTGAACTACCAGTGGAACCAGAAGATCCAGTACTACCAGAACTTCCAGATGATCCTGATGAACCTGATGAACCGCTAGATCCAGAACTTCCAGACGAGCCTGAAGAACCAGAACTTCCAGATGAACCACTTGATCCAGATGTGCCGCTACTACCCGAAGATCCAGCTGGTCCTATTTCTTTGCCTGTAACAGATATTGCCGCATTAGGAATTAAATTTATGTCAATTTCATTTTCGCAAGTATTAACGTTGCTTTGTAATGAAGAATTAACTACGCTTACATCAATTGTATTTTTGCTGTTTGTAACATTTACATCAATACTTGCCATATTTTATAGATGTGTCACATCTGGTAACACGTTTAATCGAAATTCAAATAATGTTTGATCTTTTATTCCGGTTGAATAAAAATGAACATCACCATATAAATTAATAGGCGGAAATCCTTTTGTTACACTCGCTGGTATATCAAAATATACTGAACCGCTTTGATATGCTGCATACGCAACAGTTGGAACAAATTGATATAATAAATTTCCATCTGGATGTGCGCGAATTTGACCGGTGCAACTCAAATTACTAAAATCATCAGTTGCAGACGAAAGATTGACTGTTTGTGTGCAAAGATAATCACCTCTAATAACTGATAGTTGAGTAGCCATTTTTAATATTTTACACTTGATTTAAAAAAAGAGACAAAAAAACCCCCATCTTGCGATGGAGGTTTAAGAAAAATATAATATTAAATTTCCTTTAATATTCGAATTGTTTTTGCGTGTTCGGGATTATTTGGATCTAAATTAAAAGCTGGATTTTGTGTTGTCATTGAGATTGTGCCGCGAGAATGCTGCTTAAATTGACGCAATAATTTTTCTTTCAACTCCATTCTTGATCCACTACCAAATATGCCCAACTTCTCACACATATTTTGTAAATCTAGCATTGTCATTTCTGCTAGTTTCTCCTTGAATACTTCTAAATTAGAAGTACCAAAGGGATTCATCTTTTTGATGCCTAAAATCTCTTCAAGCTCTTTTACCTTTTGAATATCAGGATCATCGTTCTTCTTGCCATCTGCTAAAATTAAATTATCTAGCTGTGATTTATTTTCAGTAGCTTTAATTTCTGTTTTTGACTCAACCTTCTTTATTGTATTTTTCTTGGTCTTTTTAGCCATATAAGATAATAGTAAAATAATGATATATTTAAATAAAAAAAGAGCCACCCTTTCGGATGGCTCTTTGATGATTTAATTTATATCAGACGATTAGACCGACTAGAGCGCGATTGTCGAGAACCATACGACCCTCTTCCAATGCACCATAGTAACCAATCTTGCCTTGACGCAATGTATATTGGTCATCAGCGACAAGATTGAATTCAGAACCAGTGTCAGAATCAACAGCAACAGCACGAACGAGAGAATCGCGTGATCTATCGAGACCAACGATAACTTGTTCGGTTGTTTGAATAGCTCTAGCAGTACCGCTATTAGCAGGTAAAGCGTAATTGTCAGCATAGCTTACACCAGAAGAAACTGTGCTAAAGATTGTGTTGAACTTCTTACCAACGCCGAATTCTAGAATTTCCATGATGGAAACACCGAAGAATTCAGGAATACCAGCTTGGCTAAAGATTTGATCACGAATAGCATCAGTAGCTACGATGCCGTTGTTACCACCGGTTTGATCAGCTTGATAACCAGCAGCTGTACCACCCTTAGCTAATGAACCCTTAGTGTTAATTGGGTTATAAGCCATACCACGAATTTCTTCGATGATTTCAGGTGAAACGATGAGGTCAGTTAGACCACGACGAGCGCCTGAAGGAGTACCACCAACGAATGAAGCATTGATTCTCTTGATCTTGGTGAATAACTTGTTTAAGTCATTCAATACAAATCTACCGGGAGCGGCAGCGCGGAAAACGTGATAGTTATCAGCAGCTGTAGCAGAATTACCAGTGGAAGCATTAGCGAGAGCAGTCATTAGAAGATTAGCAGAAGTTCTTTCTTGCTTGAGCATAACTTCTTGAGCTACGCGAGTGAAAGACTTGCTAACGACATCTAAACGGCTCTTAGCAGCATACTTCTTATCGAATGCGACAGCGCTATCCAAGCGATAAGTAGCGATCTTGAGTTCAGAAGCCAAAGGTTGAACGATATTTTGAGGAAGACCACCAGCTACAGATTGGCTGTAAACTTTGATGTAATCTTCATCGAAGATATCATAATATAGATCCAAAGGAATGGAAGGATTATCTTCGGCGTTGAATTGAAGACTTGTAAACAAGTTAGAAACAGTAGGAGCATTATTGATAACTTCAGCCAAAACAGGACCAATGAATTCAGCCAAAGCTACTTGAGCTTCATAGGCTACTTCACGATTCTTGGAAGCTAATGCTTTGATTAGTTCGACTTGTTCGTCTGTTCTCTTTAAAACGATTTTCATATTATGTTAAGTTGGATATTAGACAACGTAAGATGTAACGCAGTCGATTTGAACGAGAGCATATTTTCCTGTTGTGGCACCAGCGAAATAATCGCTCTTACCATTTTGGGAAACACGTTGACCAGTAGCTAGAATTCTACCGACGATGCTTGTAGTACCGGTGAGTGGTGATACTGCGGAAGCAGCGAGACCGGAAACCTTACCAGCGTTAGCAGAAACAATAAGATGATTGTTAACTGTCATGCTAGCATCGACCCAATCGATAGCTGTATCAGCTAGTGTGAAAACACCGCGAGTAGCTACAGGAACAGCTTGACCAGATAGAACAGCTTGGAGTTCAGCTCTCTTAACAGGATTATAGAGAAGCTTTTCACCGTTCTCATCGGTTAGAAGTGTTTGATTGAGCGTAATACCAAGAACTGGAGAACCAGCGGTAGCCGCAGTAAAGGTGAGAGGTACAGAAGGATATTGAGCAGCACCCAAGAAAGGATAGTCTGTCTTACCTAGTACTGTATCGTTAGTAGCGTAAGTAATTGGATCTAGATCCAAGTTACCAGCTGATACCTTGACGAATACACCAGCAGAACCATTACCATTTGTTGATGGTGTGGAGTCTACAGTGTCGCTTGCGAACAAGTTAATAACATCATGTTCGCTATATTGTCTAAATGGATATAATCTTAGTGACATATAGTTTTAAAATTTAACTGTTATATTTTCCTTACTGAAAGCCTTGCTAAGTCTTTCTTTCCAAGAAACCTTCTCTTCAGTCGGCTCAATGCCTTGAGCGGGTATAGCAGCATCTTCAGGCTTTGCATTAGCTAAAGCGGTTTCGACTTCAACAGTTTTTTCAACTACTTCGCTTGCTACTGTTTTTACTTGTCCCATTCTCTTAGCTAGTTCGGCTTCGAGGCGGTCTTGGAAAGCTTTTTCTTGATCAGCCTTGAAAGCTTTGCTCTTGTGTCTATAAACTACTGCTAGTTTATCTTTGTAAGAAGCAAAAGCCTCATCAGACTTATCTAAAGCGCTAATTTCTTTAGCGAGAAATTGACGATCTACATCATCAAAATCATATTCAGTATCTAGAACATTCATTCTAGAATTAAAAAGTTCTTGAGCGGCTTGGGCGCTCATTGTTGTTTCGAGTTCATTCAATCTAGCTAATGAATCAGCTAGCTTCTTGTTATTCTCTTCAAGATCTTTCTTGAACTGTTCGGCTTGAGCGACGGCTTCGAGCTTTGCTTTTTCAGCAGAAGCGATCTCAGCTTTGATTTCGTCGTTCTTGAGTTTGATGCTTTCAGCGATCTTTGCAGAAATAGAAGCAACAGCTTCTTCACTGAATTTTTCAGATTCTTGCTTTTCAGCGAGAACTGTTTTTAGCGCGGATAATATTTGGTCTAAATCCATAACTTTATTTTTGGTAATATTTACAGTATTATTTTGATTTTGTGAAAAATTATCTACTATTACTTTTTTAGGTGTATCGATTTGAATTGATTCAACGATTTCTAAAACTTCTGCTTCTGTATCTTCTTCAACTTCATTTTCTTCTTCATTGTCGATAATGACACCTTGAACATCAGCAGCTGGATTCGTAGTAAATCCAATGCCTAATGGATAAATTCTGCCAGTTACTAATCTGTAAACTGGAGTACCATCATTTAAAGTACCGGGACCGTCGAAACCTTTTAAGAATTTCTTAAATTCTTCTATTTGATTTTGTTTAGTAATTATTTCAGCATTTTTTAAATCCATGCTACCAATTGCGATTGCATATTCATTAAATCCAATTTCCCAACTTGCACTAATCTTTTGGTATAATGGAGAATCAGGATTATTAGAATTAACTAATGCATCAGCAAAATCACGATCAACTGTTTTATAAACAACAGCAGCTAAAGCAATATTGAATGGATCTAACTTTCCTTTAACATCGTCTTCAAATAATAATTGATTATCACCGTAAGATGAAAAAGCAGAATTAACAATATGACCAACAACTCTTGTTTTCTTATGTTCGATATTAGTAGGTTTGTGGATAAAATATTTTTTAAAAGCAATTGCTGTATCGGTATTAATACCATCGCCGTTTTTATTAAAACGATTTACTACAGCAGCGTTAAACGCAGCGCCGACAAGATCAATATTCTTATCTAAATTAACAGTACTAGGAATTAAACTTCTTAAACCATCTAACGAAGCAACAGACAACAATGGATTTTGATCAAAATTCAATGAAGCTGTAACAATGTTATCAAATTTAGTTTTATAACGATAAAGATCGCTTGACATATAGTATAATATTACACGGAAAACTTAGTGCTGTGATATAATAAGCTTGCTGAATATGTATCTAATTGATGCTCGGCAGCCATTTCTTGAATAGAATTTAGTATTCCTAGTTTATCTAATGCAGTAGGATCATTTAATACAGAAGATGCTGTTTTAGGCCAATCTTTGAATTCAGTTCCAGTAATAATTGCTTCAGTAATACCTGTTGCTAATTTTTTCTGTTCTGTACTTAATGATTTCTTATTATATTTCTTTTTTAGTCCTGCTTCAACTAAACCGTTAAGTGTTTTTGATTCATCCATGACTTTTGCAATAGCGTTTTTAGCAAAGACAGCTGCCTTAGTTGTTCCTTTTGGACGACCGGCTGTATTTGGTGTTTGATTTTTAATTGGAGCTGGACCAGCTGGCATACCGGGAATTGGAGGAGGTATCATTGGAACACCACCAACAATTGGGTTATAATAACCTTGTTCTCTTTGCTGAACGAATTTTTCTTGAGCAGCTACTAATTCTTCTGATGTAGGATAAATGCCAGTTTCAATAACCTTAATGCCTTCTTCTGGTGGCAATATTCCTAATTCCATCATTCTTGTAACAACACGATTGAATTGAGTTTCATCTTTAATTGAAACCTCTTCAAATCTAGCTTTTGGACATTTACCTTTAAACCCTAGATTTTTGAATATACCTTCAATTTCAGGTTGTAGAAAATCATTTATAAAAGCATTTCTTGATTCTTTCAATCTTTCGAAAAATACTTGAGCTTTAACAGTAGTATTAGCAAACTTTTCAGACCCAATTAAAATATTTTGCAAACCTTCTTTAATATCTTCATTAACAATACGATATTTTTCATATCCTAATACTTTATTCATATCAGGAATAATAAATTCTGCTTTTGTTGTATAATCTGCAACAAGTACGCGACCAACTGATTGATTATTTAATAAGCTTTGCATGGCTTTAATGTTTTTATGATTAATGCCACCCTTGCTTGGTTCAGTACCTAAAGTAATTAATAGAATCACATTCTCAATTGTTCTACAAATAGCTTGATCAATTTTTTTCATCTCAAGCTTAAAGTTAATATCATCTAAAACTGGAAAACCAAATGGAATAGAAAATGGCTCGTAATCTTGCTTTTTATAGAATGAAGCAATAACGTTGGTTGGATCTAATTGAATCTTTAAACCATCACGCGCCCATTGACCATTCTTGATTTTATCTTTTGTTTGCTCATCCAATTGATCAAAGATCATTTTATCATGATCGTTTTTGGGGGTTCTTAATCTTTCTAGCTCATATTCAGACAAAATCTTTTGATATAACATCTGTTTCCATGAGCTTGTTCTATTTACAGTAACATAATATGGATTTAACAATGTATAAGAAACAGGTATTTGATTTTTTACATCATAATTACTTGGATAAGGCAATAATGAAACATCTGTTGTATAAGATTGACCATCATATGTAGCATAAGATTCTAAAATCTTTTGAAAGTCATTTATATCAAACTTAGCATTTATTTTATAAAAGAAAACATTACCACTTCTATAATACTCGCGAAAATATTGATCTTTAATTCCCCAAATCTTTATATACTTCATCCATTTTGTGAAAAAGTCTCTTGCTTTTTGACTTCCACCTTCTAAATATATTTCAGCATTAGCAAACTCAGACATAATATCAACAGCGTTTCTGAAAATAGCTACATTTGCATAAGCTTTCTGGCATAATTCAATTGCATCGCGAATATTATAACCATTAATAGAAGTTTCGAAGGGCAATAAACCTTCTCGAATATTTGCGTAACGATAAATTTTTGGTCCTACATAAGCTAAATTACGACGAATACCAGTCGGATTATCTGTATTTTGTGATCTTTCGTAAGAAGCTTTAGCATCATGATTATAAAAAGGCTCACCAACCAAAGTAGGTTCAGAATAATCTCTAATTAAATCCTCTAAAGGAGCCGATTGATCTTCTGCACCTTTAGAAAATTTGCTCCAATATTCTGACTTCTTTGTATATTTACGGCTCATGGTATAAATAGTTACACATTGTAACTTTAAAAGTGACTTTTAAACATTAATTTTATGCAATAAATAACGGCTCAAAAGTTTCCATCACATTATCGACTTGAGTATTTTCCATATCAAAATAAATTTTTGCTAACCAATTACCTAATACTAAAGCTGAATAACTATCTTTTCTAGGTTTATCTGGACCTGTTTTACGTTTTAAATTAGCTGGTAAATCAAAATTCTGTAAACCTTGAGCTGAAGTAGTAATTTGTATTAGTGCGCATTCTGTTTTAGTTAACAAAATCATATCTGTTAAATGCTCAACAAAATCAATCATTTTAGCTTCTTCATTTTCTTTTTCTGAATCTAATGAATTAGAAAACTTTAAATTAGTAATACCAATTCTTCTTTTAGTTTGTGCTCTGAAATTATCATCAATCGCTCTGCTACCAAAGAATATACGACGATGATCAAAATTAGCTTGCAACATCTCATTCGCTAAACGTATCCAAGAAGAAGTCGGCTTTCTTAAAAATACATACTTATATTCTGATTTGTTATACTCCATTTTAGCAGAGAATAAATTTTGCGCATATTCTTCGGGACGCTCAAATTCTGTTGTTATTGGTTTCAAATTAATTTTAGCATCTTTAAAAAGCTCGCTTTCATTACAAGAATTCATAAATTGAACGCCACCGTTATAGTCCATACATATTGCAACAACATTAAAATTTTGTAGTATATATAAAAAATATTTGATGTGATCTTTTAATGATGAACCAGATAAAGCATAAGAGTGGACAAGAGTTGATATTTGTTTTTCTCTATTTATCTTCAATACTTGAATGGCAAAATCGTCAGAAGATTCAGTTTCTGACCAAGAAGGGTCAACAGAAACTATATATTCATCTTCTGCATGACCTGCTACTTCAATTGACGGCAATTCACCATCAGGTATAGTACAAAGAGCCATTTTAGAAATTTTAAAATAACCAGAACTATCATCTGTAAATTGTGCTCCGAATTCTCTTAAAAACTGAGACTCACTCATTGTTGCTTTAGCTTGATTGATCAAATTTTGATCATATAATTGTGTCGGCGCACAATCATAAGAAAACTGCATAACACAACGCCTAGTAGTATCTTTAGTTTTTGGATTAAAAATTAAATTTTCATACTGCTCGTACAACTTATATAAATATTCAAATTTAAAAGATGCAGAAGATAATGCAATTAATTTATTATTAGGCCACTGATAGCGATCTTCTTCTTTCATCTCGCCTTTTTCAATCAATTGTGTTTCAAGATTATAAAGCTCTTCTCTTTGTGTTGGGTTTTGCACAACGGACAAGAACGGAACAATAACTTCATTGTAAATACGTTCTGGCATCAATAAAAACTCGTCAATGATAATACGATGAAAACGAAAACCACGAAGCTTTTCACCATCGCCTAATGGCAACGCTCGTATTCTGCTTTTACCGATTTCCATTACCCATTCATCGTTACTTTTAGAGACGTGAGTTATGCATTGTTTTAATAAATAAGCTTCAGGCTTTGCAGCAATATCTTCAATCTTTTTAAATATCATTTTAGATTGACGAAATGATCTAGACAAAATGCCAGTTTCGATACCTTGATTCAAAATAGCATCCAATACAGCATAAATACCAGTGGTATAAGACTTGCTCATACCACGGCTCCAAACTCCCAAAAAATAATCGCTTTCCAACATGCCTTTGATAGCCATGTGTTGAAAAGGAAATAATTTAACTCCAGTAATTAAATCTGTTGAGAATGTAATATTATTTCTTAAGAACTGATAAAATAATAATTTAGCTTCTCTTTCTTCTATGTAACCATCTTTTTGTAAAAGCTCTTCATTTGTGATCAAGTAATTCTTTTTTTGTTTCTGGCTCCCGGTTTCCCAGCTCATAGTCTAAAAAATATTGTATGTCTACTTGCCATAACTTATTACCATGATATAAAAGTTTCGGTATAATATCTAAAGATTTTTCGCGATTACCTGTAAATATGAATTGAATATGTCTAGCGTATTTATGAGTTAAATAACGCATATTATGAAAAACATATTCTAAACTTGTTCTGCGATTATATTTTTTATGATTATATTTAATATCGTTTATAGTAGATTCGATAACCACAAATAAATAACTATTTAATCCTACTGCTTTTTCTATCTCTCTTTCAAATCTACTTAATCCAGAAGCCATTGTACCTAGAAAATCGGATTCACTTTTTCTATCTACAAAAGTATAACTATAAGTATTATTTTCTAATAAATAATCGCCAACATATAATTTTTCAATACGCGAATTAGCAAACTCTAATGGCATTTGTTCTCTAGTATCTATTAATATAGTAGTGTTCTGCAAATCAACATTATTAAAATCTGATATTATATTTTTATTAAATACTGGTTCTTTATTCAATTCTTTGCAAAATGTATTATATGAACCAAAATGTTTTTTAATTATATTTATCGGCGGCAAAGCTAATGTTTTAATTTCATTATGGAACGGCGCATATGTATAATTCTTTTCTTTAATACGTTCAGAAATTATTTCCAGACATTTAGATTTAATAACTTCTTGAGGCTGAGATTTTTCCCATTGCAAAAATTCATTTAAATCAATGAATTCTGTTTTGAAATAATCTTTTTTATTTAAATAAGGTATTTGTCTTTTATAAAACAAAGAATACCTTGGATAATGAGTACAATAATATTCAGCTTGATATATATTATGTTTCTTTAAATGCGCGTGAAATGATTTATCATTATCAAACTTTTCGTTACATATTTTACATTCTGTCATATAGCATCTTCTTTAGAAATGCCTAAAATTCTAGCTTTCCAAGAAGACATGTTTTCGAGTTTATTAGCTTCTTCTTTAATAACTTGTTTTTGCATTTCAGCTATTTTAATCATCATCTTTCTTTCATTTTCATCTTGGAATAATTCTACAAGATTAATAATAGAAGCGTTTTTTTGTTGATGCTGTTCAACTCTTCTTGAACGTTCGCCGTTAAGCTTTTGAATAGATTTATCAATACGTTGTGCACATTGATTATATTCTTCACTAATAGTTTTGAGAATTTCAGTTAAACGAATAGTAAGATCTTTTTGATCTTGAGTATCATTAAACATTTCATTAACTTTATTCTTTTTTATATCTATTTGCCGCAAATTAATATAATCCATACAAACATTAATATATAAATTAATTTCATCAATCGTTAAATCAGGCTTATCCCATACTGATCTTACAAATTCTGCTTCAAATAATTCTTTATCTGTAGAACTAGTATAAGAATCATAATTACCAACAAAGCGTGGACTAGCTAAATAAGTTAATAATTTATCCATATACTTTCTATGCTGTAAAGAAAGTTTTTCTTCGCTTAACTCTTGACCGCACCATCTATTTACTTTGTTTATAACTGTTTTAATAGAACGCGGTACAGAATAACGTTCATTAACGCCAGATTCATTATCTACTAAAAAGTCTGGATATTTTTCTTTTACATATTTATGAACAGCGCGATATTCTGGGGTAATAAATATATTTAAATTTTGAACTCCTTGAAACTTTTCATTAAATAAAAGTTCTGTAATTTGTTTTGGAGTTATTCCTGTTTTTATATTCTGATCAATAAACTCGTATTGAGTAGAACTAAGGATATCAAGTGTTATTGCTTTAGGCTTATCTTTTTTACCTGCAAGAAATCCACTATTCACTAAGTAATCTCTTACTTCTTTAGCCTCTTTAGATCGACCAGTTAGATCTTGTCGATTATGCAGCATGTTTGCGATTAAAACATAATCATTATATCCTTGTTCAATTTTTTGTGCGATAAATTTAGTTTGTTCTTCGTTTAACATATTATTCGTTAAATATATCGTTTTCCCCTAAAAGAAATTGAGCTTTTAAAAACAACATTTTTTTTAAATTTTTTATTTGCTTGTAACCCGCTTTTCTTCCTTTTTCTGAAGTCTTAAATCTTAGTATTTTAGCGACTTGATCATCAGTTAAATTATCAATAAAAAACATCTTATAAATAAAAAAATGTTTATCACTAAGATGACTCTTCATTAGATCATGCAATTTATGTTCAGCATCTAAATAATCATGATCTCTTGAAGATTCAAAAGCAAAATGATAATTTTTATGATTTTCCAAACTTACTGTCATTTTTACATCATATGCACTTTTCTTTACCTTTTCCCATTTAGCATATAATGGACATTCATCACATTGCTTTCTGCTTTTTGTAAAACCGCAGGAAAATTCATCACCTGATTCGCCACCAATATTCTGATTAAATGGACAAGACAAACATGGACGCGCAAAAGATGTATAATTATTACGTATTATATTTTTTATTTGATTAGTAACAATACGATTAATCCAAGGTTCAATAGGTCTAGATTGATCCCACAGATGCCATTTTCTATATATATGCAATTTAATAATTTGTTCAATATCTTCAAAGTCAAACCAAGTGATTGCTTTTAATTTCCATTTATTTCGGCGTTTCTTGATGACTTTATCAATTGTTTCATACATTTCCTCAAATTTTTTTTTATTGCTGCGTTTCATCTATATCTTTGGGATTTCTAGAAGGCCGACATTCAGATAATGACTGTTTAAGATATTCTTCCCTCGAAGGTATTTTAAAATCACTATTAAGATTATAATTCATGCGCTCCGAGGAAGGTGGAACGCTTATGATTTCTGAAACAGAGTATTTACTTTTTGATTTTTCTATTTCGTAACTTAATCTATTTGGTTTAACAAATGTAGTTGGCAAACCATCTTCATCGTATTCAGGTGAACGAACTGAAGGTTTCTTGATTTGCTGTTGATTACTATGCAAAGCAGAAGCGCCAATTTGATTGCCACAATTGAAACAAAACTTAGCGCCCAAGTTATTTTTAGTACCACAACTGGTACAATAAATATTTCCCATACACCTATTATATTAGTGTATAGGTGGTTTATCTAATTTCTTTAATGTATGTATAATATATTTCAATATTTCACTTCGCAAAATATCTTCTTCGTTAAATTCAAAACAAAAAATACCTTTATCACGACTTTCATCGTTATTAAAGATATCATATATTTTCATGAAACCTGATTTATTTCCGACATCAGATTGCATAGAATCGCCGCAAATAAACATTTTCGTATTTTCACCAATACGTGTTATAGCTGTTATTAATTCTTTAGTTGAAAAGTTTTGACATTCATCAATCAGAACAATCATATCTTTCCAAGTAGCGCCTCTAAGAAAATTAACAGGTAAAGCTTCAATTAGTTTTTGCTGCTCAAGATATTTTGTTTGATTTAAAGGAATCAACTCATCCAATTTATCATATAAAGGTATCATAAATGGATTAAACTTTTCATCAACAGTTCCAGGCAAAGCTCCTAATGCTCTTTCTCCCGATTCAGCTATTGTACGAATATATTTAATTTCAGAATGTGCTCCAGTATTAAATAAGTGAAGAGCACAATAAACACTAATGAAGCTTTTAGCCGATCCTGCGGGTCCATTTATAAATATTATTTTTGTATTTTTATCGAATGCCTTTGTTACGATGTTTTTTTGTTTTTCTGTTAACTTGAAATCTTTGATGTTCAATTTTATATGCTTGAAGAAATTATCTTCTACGCTTTCATCGATTTCGTGTTTGATATGTTTTTTCTTTTTTTTACTAGACATACTTCAGTAATATTTACACTATAAATGTGATATTTCACTGCTTAAGTATACCTTATTCACCAACTTGTAAAGAATATTCGTTATGCGCATTTGTTCAAAAAGTTTATAAATTTTGCGATGAAATGACAAAGCGTGGTCATACTGTATATCATTATGGTCATAAAGATTCTAAAGTCAATTGCACTGAACATATAACTGTTACAGATAATGAAATTTTAAAAAATACATATGGCGATCTCAACGCTTGGAAAACAAAAGGTTATGATCAACATGTCAATAATAAAGCTTTTGATATTTTTAATGATAACTGCATACAAGAAATAAATAAAAGATTAAAATCTAAGAATGAATTTATTTTAGCATGGTTTGGTTTTGGTCATGAAAAATGTGTTAAAAATTTTTATGATAAAGCTATTGTAGTTGAACCAAGTATTGGTTATGATAGCATGTTTGCACCGGTTAAAATTTTTGAAACAAAAAGTCAATTACATAAACTCCACGGAAATCAAAACACATTAGTAAATTTTGGAAAAGAATTTGTTGTGTATCCTGGTTTTGATGGAAATGATTTTGAATATAAAACACAAAAATCTAATACCGTGTTATTTCTTGGAAGAATAATAAATGAAAAAGGCGCTAAACTAACATATGATGTTTGCAATTATATCAAACAAGAAATAATATTTGCAGGTCCAAATATATTAAATTTAAAAGATACAAAATATTGCAAATTTGTTGGTTTCGTTGGTCCTGAACAAAGAAAAAAATTATTAAGCGATGCTAAATGCTTAGTAGCTCCCAGTTTATTTATAGAACCATGTAATTGGACTGTAATCGAAGCGCAATTTTCTGGGACGCCAACAGTAACAACAGATTTCGGAGGTTTCACAGAAACAGTTGTACAAAATAAAACAGGCTATAGATGTTTTAATCCTACAAACTTAATTGACGCAATTTTAAATATACAAAATATTTCTCCAAGTGATTGTTATCTTAATGCAATAAATAAATATACAATTGAAAAACAATGCGATGGCTATGAGATAGTTTTTAAAAATTTAATTCACTAAACCATTTATTATTATCTCATTATAATAATCTTTCATATTCCAAAAATTTTCAGTAATATCGACTCCATCTATTGAAAAAAGTTTAAAAGTGATATCTTTATCATTTTTCATTCTTTCTAAAGTTTTATAAACTTCATGTCTTGGAAAGTAATCGCCAAGGAAATGAATTTCTCCTGAAAATTTTCTAACTGATTTCTTAAATAAATCATAATTATTATTTAAAATCAATCTCTCATAAGCTTCAATATCAAATTTTAGAAAATCAATTTTTTTATTTATAAGAGAAATTAGATTTTCAAATGTTATAGATGAAACTTTTTGAATAGCATTTTCATGAAAAATTGATTTAAAATTTTGCACATCTAACTTATCAGATAAGAAAACATTCATTATAATAGGCTTGTCGTTATTTGATAAATTAGAAACAAAATCATTAATACAATCAATACTTGCATCAATTCCTAAATAAGTTATATTCTTATTTTTATTTTTAAGATATAAATAACCTTTAGAACATCCTAAATCAACTACAAAATCATTTTGTTCTATTTTTTGATATAATTCATATTGATTATGCAAAAATATTTCATTGAATACAATAGAATCAAGATTTTTATAATTCGCTATATCAGTATGATCGTAGATTATACTATCAATTTGTTTTTTAACATCTGCGAAATATATATTTTTTGAACATTCAAACTGGCGATGTGTATTTTGATGTCTTGGGCACCAATTCCAATCTCCCTTGTTAAACTGATAATTAGTATCATTCCAGCAACCATTACATACATTTAAATTAGTAACTCTATATGGAGTATTAAACTCAGTAAAAGCTTTGCTGAAACCGTTAATCATAATTACTTTTTTGCCCAAAGCCCAAGCTAACCAACTAATACCAGAACCGAGGCCAATATAAAAATCACAATAATTTAAATAATCTAAACAATCATTTAATGTATTTGTTTTTGGATGTATAACGTTATTTAGCCCTTTCAAATCCATATAATTCAATGGTTCTTTTTGAATTACAACAACCTGGTATCCTTTTTGATTCAAATAATCTACAGTTTGCTGCCAACCATCAGAATTTTGCCAATGCTTAAGAGCAGCAGTTGAAGCTGTAGTAATACAAACGTATTTACCATCAATTTTTCTAGTGGCTTTTGATGTATCAATTTTAGGTTGTATTTCTATATATTCTAAACCTAATATTTCAGCTGCTACTTGTTGTAAATTTTGAGTTCTATTATCTTTTGGAGTAGTACTAAAATCATCTGAATCAAAATAACCTAATTTATAAGTAGCATAATAAGATGCATCCATGACACCATAATTTTTAAAATTAATCAAAGGATATTCACTTGCAAATAATTCTTTATTAGGTGTATAAAAATCAAGAAAACAATCATGCTTTTTTCTAAACTCTTCAACATAAGGCATCCAAGCAATTAAATCGCCTAAAGATGGCGACTCATTAATAATACAAACTCTTTTATATTTTAAATTAATATTATTTTCATAAACTAATTCTAAATTATTATAAATTTTAACACGCCAATCAATAAAATATTTAATTCTTGGCGTCGTCCACATGTTATTTGTAATATTTGATTGATAAAGCAATCTATTAGTAGATTTATTTAAAAATTGAACATTATAATTAATATTTTCATTTCCAGAAATCTCAATTTTACAACCATTATTATAATCTATCTTAAAAATATTACTTTGAATTTTATAGTCTACATGCTTAACATCAGTATTTTTATAAATGTTGATCAGTTGATCTTTCATTTTATTTTCTTTATTATAATAAGATGATAATTGTAAAATTATGTTAGTCCATGATTTTTTATGAATATTTTCTTTTATTTCTTCACAATAAAAATCATAATTAGTCATAACATCACAAATTGCAGAAACAATATTATCAACATTTCTTTCAATTCGTTTTAAACCTATTAATTCATTATTTTTCTCGAAAGTAGATAGTACAGGTAATCCACAAGATAACGCTTCTAACAATGTCAAATTAGGATGACCAGCTTCTAAAATTGATGGACTCAAAAATATTGCATGAGACTGATATAATTTAATTAAATCATTTTCATTCAAATCATAAATTATATTTAATTTATCATAGTTACAATTATAGCGTTCAAAGAATTTTTTGTTATTCGACGGACCAGCAACTGTAATTGGCAAATTTAATTTTCGTGCTGCTTCAATAGCAAAACTAAAACCTTTTCTATCTTCAGATGCATCATGAATAAATCCATTATTAGCAACGCATAATAATTTATGATTTTTAAATTTATTACCTATATTTTTAAAAACTTCAGTGTTTACTCCGTGACTTAAATAATATAAATTTGGTAAATCAAAATATTCAACCAAATATTTAGCTGGAACAAACGATTTAATCGAATACTTTATTGCTTCGTGATTTTCTTTAAAACAAAAAGAATCTTTTCCATATAAATAAGCATGATGATCGTGACAAGTAAAATAATACGGTATATTTCTGCTTTTAGCAAGTAATGCTAAATTTGCCATATGAATATGTACAATATCGCCTTCTTTATAAACTAAATCATCTAAATAAACGATTTGCGAATCAAAACCTAATTTTAATAATGATTGATGATACTCCCAAATTATTTTTTCAGTCGCTCCCCAACCATTGGGTGGTATAGGCAATATACCAGGATGAATATGATGAATTTTATAACTCATTAGTTAAAGATATGCCCATAAAATATTTATGATATGTTTCAATATAATTTAAATCATATTCTTCAAGAAAACTATAAATTCTATCAGAATTTTTAAATTTATATTCACATTCTAAAACAACAGTATCTTTTAAATTAAATAAATTTTTATTTAAATCACAAACATGCTGATTATGATTGTTTATTTGATGAGCGTAAATATTGAAAATTAAACTATTAGTTAATTTATTTTTGATAATTAGTTTATTAATCGTTAAAATATCATTGCAATAATTATCAATAAAAAGACATAAATTAAAAAAATTATTTTTTTTGTATGGAAAAATTTTAACTAAAGCATTTGAAAAAGTTTTATTATCGTAAGTGAATTTAGCTACTTGATAATAGTTATCTACATTCCAATATTTTTTGGCGTCTTCAGAAATAGACTCGAAACATAATTCTTCATTAGAAAATGTTTCTCTAAAAATTTTTTCTGTAATTTTTTCACTAAATGATAAATTAAAAGTTTTAATCCAATTTTTTACAGAACTACTCCAATCATCTTGCATAAATATCTTATTTGTCATTAATTTTTCAGATTGGAAAAAAGATATTGATGGAAAAATAAATTCATAGTCAGATCTACTATAAAGTAAAGCTTTTTTATTTTTTCTTTCAAGTTCATTTATTTTTTCTTCAAAATATGAACGAAAACCTTTTAATGGGAAAACAATATCATATTCTATATATATTGTCCATTTAAAATTATGAACAAATGAAAATCCAGTTGAACTTTTTAATATATTAAGAACAGCAGGACTATGTTCCGAAATTTTATAATAATTATATCGACCATAAGGAGTCGTCATATCAATATAAAAACTTCCTTCGTTATGCCTACTTTCATCAAAATATTTTATATTTGTGGTATAATCAAAAGAATGTATTAAAAAATTTTGTTTATCATATACAACATAATCAGCTATTTTACTAATTTCATCTAAATAATCAGCGCAATGAGTTAAATAACAAACTTTTAAATTTTCTTTTTTTAATTCATTCAATAGATCATAAACATATCGTCTTTTTTCTTCTGTGGAAATATATCCATTAATGCAGATAAGACAATCATCGAGAGGATCTATATTGTTTTTAATATTTGAGTCATCAATACTAAGCATATATTTATTAAAATCAACAATTCTTTCTTCCATATTTCTGCCACAAAATTGAATCAAAAAATCATTCGGTTGATATAGATTATCATCATTATTCCAATTTGGATAATAATATAAAACATCAGGATTTTTTGTAGGACAATAAGAATTACAAACTCTTTCATGAATTAATTTAGTAATATTTTTATAAGTTTCATCTTTTTGTAAAATTAATCTAATTGCCTGTTGTTCATGATCAAAAATATTAATGTTTAAATCTTTAAGATAATCTTTTCTTAAATAATAAACATCAACAAGAAAGTTTTTAACTAAATCGGTATTCTTAAAAAAACAAGAACCGCTTGATATATAAGAATATGTATTTTGCGTAAAAATCATTTCGTAATTTTCATCAATTATGGATTCTAATTTAATATCAAAATTTAAGATTAATGAATCAATATCAATCCACCAAACCCAATCATATATGCCTTTTTCTAAAATCTTTTGAATCGCTAATATTTTATTCCATTGTGGCGGTTTTGATGAATCTATAATATTATCAAAATAATAAAAATCATAATTATTTTTCTTAGCGTATGCTATTTTATTAGGAATAGAATATTTAGCTAATTCTTGATAATTTCCATCGAATAACGTAACAAAAGCTATTTTTTTCTTTTTAAATTTATTTTTTAAAAAGTTTATACACTCTGATAAGATTTTTTCATTTTTACAGCCATGAAAATATTTAACGTCTGATTTATTTGCTGGAAAATAATGCCACCAACAACCGTTATAATAAGAATTTTCACAATTAGTTTCGAAAAAATATTTTAATTGATTTTCATCTATTAAATTAAAATATTGTAATGGTAGTTGATTCTTGGCTTGATATTTCCATAATAAAACATTTATTATTGTTTCATCTTGAAAAGGTGCAAAACTAGTTGGATTTTTAATTATGTTTATGTCAAAAGTTATTTTTTTACATTCCTCGAAAAAATCTCTGCATTTTTCATTAAATAATATTATATTGGTTTGAACATAATGCATACTTCTATCTTTTACATTCAATAGATCCATTAATGGTTTTTCTAAAACATCTTGACCAGCAAATGGATTTCCTTTTCCATTAAAAATCATATACTCAAAAATTCCTTTAGTAATTAAAGGATAATTTTCTATTTTATCAAAATTATTAAAAAGTTCATCAATATTATTATTGACTATTACATCACAATCTAAAAATATACCATCAGATATACCATTATTTAAAGATTGCAAAACAACTTCAAATTTTCTAGTCAAGTTATAAAAAGTATTAAAATCAAATCTGTCAACAATACCTAAATTTTCTTCAGTCGAATGAACGAATAAAGGCTTTTGAATACTTTCATCATTTATTCTAACTGAATATATATTTTCTATTCCGAAATCATGATCAAAATTATAAGTATAAATAACTAAAGGAAAATTAGAAAAAAGTTTTACGCTTTGAATCAATTTATTAGCTAAATATAAATAATCTTTTGTTATAAATGAAATATAACATTTTTTAGGTAATGTAATCATATTAAATCAGTTCTGCGTAAAAAAATCCTGTTTCATTTAAAAATTTTGGATCTTCAATATTTATTATTTTATAATTTAATTTAGTAAATCTGTTAACTATATTAAATACATTCTTTTTGTTACCTAAATGATATTCAATAATGTATCTAGGACATTTTAAAATTTCTTGATCATGTAGACCGGCTATTACTTCATATTCTGCACCTTCAATATCTATTTTAATCAAATCAATATTTTTTATATTTTCTGAAGTATAAAAACTATTTAATGTGATTACGTCAACTTCTTCTTCTGTAACATTATTACCAGTATATTCATGAGCTTCTTTCATGAAGCCGCTAATCGTAGAATTATCTTGAACACTCTTAATTTTTAATTTTCCATTTGTATTAAATATAGCTTTTTTAATTAATGTAAATTTATCATTATTGCCGAGAACTTTAGATAACTGATCAAAAGCTTTTCGAGTTGGCTCAAAAGCGTAGATTTTTTTACTGCCTCGATTAGCCATGTATAAGCTAAATAATCCAACATTAGCACCAATATCTAAAACAGTATTTAAATTATCTATTTGTAAATGACCATATATATTTTCATAAAACATTTGTTTATAATTTATATACAAACAATCAAATGGGCTAAAATTGACATTTAAAACAACCGGCATATAATTCAAATCTTTTACTTTGATTTTTTTCTTACCGAGTAAATTTTTATTTAAATCATAAAATTCAATCAAAAAAGTGCTAAAAAATGTTTCAGAACTAAAATCTTTATTACCATTAGGTACAATATACCATGATTTCGCTTCTGTAAAATCCAATTCACAATGATACATGGGTATATTTGTAAAATAATCTTTAATAGAAACCAAATATTTAATGCTAGGGCCATAATTTGTCAATTCAAATTTATTTGGAGCCGTAAAAACTATATCAATCGGTAATTGTTTTGTATAAAAACCTTTTATCATTGATAAATTGTGATCAAAATTATCAGATAAATATGTTATATTTTTATATTCATCATACATTCCACAATATACCGGCAAATTATACATCAAAATAGGCATTCTCCAACCAATCGCTTCTCTTAATACTAAAGGATTTGTTTCTTTATCATGAGCTGTACCTTTTGATGTGAAGAGAAATATATCCATAGCATTATAAAATGTGTCAACATCTTTTCTTTCTCCCCACCATTTGCAGTTTGATGGAAAATCTTTCATCAATGGTTCCCAATATTCTCTAAAATTATCAGCTTGATTACCGACAAAATGAAACTGCACGGGTTCATTTAGTAGTTCTTTTGCATACTGTATAATTTCTTTTTGATTTTTGCGTGAAGTAAATAAACCAACATTTAAGAAATGTACTTTATTAACATCTAAGCCTAAATTTTTTAAAGCTTCTGTGCGATCTGTTTTTATCTTATATTCTATAGGATACAAAACAACATCTGATGGTATATTTAATGGCGCAAACATTTGTTTTTGATATTCGCTTACAAATACAAAACGATCAGGGTAAAAACATTTATTTTGTATTTCAAAACTACTATCATGAGATGTTTCAATAATCTTATATCGGCGGTTCTTATTGTATATGTTTTTTGCTATATTGTGATCACAAAAATACTCTGGCATTTCTTCAAAATGTACAATGTCAGGATTGATAGAATTAATATGATTAATCAATTCTGCTTTATTTTCACCAAGAGTTATTAGTTTATTACCTAATATTTCTTTAATTTGATTTCTTTGCACTACGAGAACGCCACCTGTTATATCTGAATACTCAATACAGTATATATCACAATCATTTTTTAGTTCTTGTATTTTTTTGAGTAAATATTGTGGACCGCCACCGGTTGACAAGTGCGGAGTAATAAATAACACTTTGAATTGATGATTTGACATTATAGATTAGCTTCTTTTTTGATAAATTGTTTAATCATTGTAGTAAAAAACTTCTCGAATCCAAGTTTTTTTATACATTCACTTATTTTTTTTGATGCAACCATTTTACCCACAATCTCGCCTTCTATATATTCATAATCTTCCTCACCGCAATCGCAGAAAATATCTGGATTTTGTACCTCCATAACAAGAACTTCGATGCTTGTTATGTCTTCTTTAAAATCTGAGAAGTTGATTTTTGTCTTATAAACGCCTTCTTCGTCGGGTATTGCAGCCATTTTAGTACCACGACCGTCTTTATATATCAATATATAGTTCATTTAATATATACTATTATATGATATACAAATATACTTAACAACTTAATCTTTATGTAATTTTATATATTGTATAGCGTTATCTAGTATAAATAGATCATCTTTAAAACAACCTAAACCACGATTACAAGTATGACATATATAACCTCTAAATTTGCCTGTTTTGCTATCGTGATCTAATACCCACGGACCATTATTTTTATTGCCTTCTGAAGCGCATTCTTCAGCATCTCGATGACATATGAGACATTTATAATTGGGATCAACAGGTGCGGGGTTCTGTGATTTCAACTCTTTTCTTATTTTGACTTGTGCTTTTTCACATGTTCTACATTTAGATCTTTTATAATTGCCGCCCGATGCATAGGAGAACTCGCACAGGTGCAAAGCACGGTGGCATGAAGTACACACTTTTAATTCAATAAACGCTTTTACATATATATCTAAAAAATTAAAATTCACTGTAAGTCGGCGGCTATTATATTATTCTACTTTCTTTTTGCAAGATAAAAAAGCAGGGTTGGAACAAATTGTGTCGTATTTTTTTTGACTTTAACAAAAGAGATAATAGAAAATGTAGATATATATTTTTAAAAAAGGGGGAGGGTAGTATATATATGTATGTTTTTATATATATGTTTATATATCATGGGCTATATAAATAGAGGAATTTGATGAAATTGGATAAAATGGATTAGAGATTGAGGAAAACCTCCCCCCACCGCAACGCGAAACAAGCAAGTCAAAAAGTTTTTGAAAATTGGGGGGGTGGCACGATACTTGCTCTCGACAGTGTGAACGCTGTCCAGGAATCGAAAAAATCTGCACAGAAGTTGTTGACGGATCGGCATCCCTCCTGTAGGCTATAGCCACAATGAATCACGACAAGAGCCTCCTCGAAAAAGTCAGCGACACCATCGTTATCTTCACCGTGACGGTCTTCTACTGCATCCCTTTCTTCGGCATGGGCTACGGTATCGGCACCGGAATCTTCGGCTGAAAATCTGCACAGAAGTTGTTGACACCCTGAACTCCAACCTGTAAGCTGTAAGCACAATGAACACTGACTCTGTTTCCTTCACTCCCACCCGCGACGAACTCATCGGCTTCATCTCCGACACCCACAAAGAGATCAACGGGTTCCGCCCTCGGGTCTCATGGTCTGACTTGACCTACGCACAATTGGACCAGTGGGGTCGCGAGTTGAGCGCGGAGTTAGTTAGTTACCGCAAGGAGGTCGCGATCCGCGAGCGGATCGAACGCAAGCTCCGCAGTGTACGTCAGAAGCTGTGGATACAGAAAAAGCGGTCGTACTTCACACCCGTTAGTTGGTCTATCGGAGATCTGGTGACAATCTAAGATAGCAACTCCCGTGCCAAGTGGAGCTTGGCATGAAACTTGCTATGGGGCCCCACCTTCTGTAAGTCCTTGATACTGAGGGACTTACGAAAAGAGGGGCCCCCCAGCATCGTTCGTGCCAACCTTGAAAAACCAGGTGATTTTTTTCTGACGAAAATCTGCACAGAAGATGTTGACGGATCGGCATCCCTCCTGTAGGCTATAGCCACAATGAATCACGACAAGAGCCTCCTCGAAAAAGTCAGCGACACCATCGTTATCTTCACCGTGACAGTCTTCTACTGCATCCCTTTCTTCGGCATGGGCTACGGTATCGGCACCGGAATCTTCGGCTGAAAATCTGCACAGAAGTTGTTGACACCCTGAACTCCAACCTGTAAGCTGTAAGCACAATGAAACGCAACGCTACCTACGCTGAACTGAACGCTGACTTCACTTGGACTGACTGCACTGGTGAGAAGATCGTGACCCCCAAAGGCACGAAGATCGAAGTGCGGGCGAGCTTCAAGGGAATGTCGATGCTGCACAAGGGTGACAAGTTCCACCCTGCTGGCGTGATGATCTGGATGGGACGAGATCTTCATCCGATCATTCCTCTTGACAAGATCGCGAACTTCACAATGAACGGTGAAGACGTGACTGCTCGATGGGCGAACGCCATCCTGAAATAACTGCACAGAAGTTGTTGACACCCTGAACTCCAACCTGTAAGCTGTAAGCACAATGAATACGGAAAACGAAAACATGATCAAGGTTGACGGTGACATCGATGGTTGCGACATGATCGACATGCTCGAAGAACAAGACTATCGGAACATGAACTCTTCTGAAGCTTCCCCTTCTTACTTGTGGTGTCACGATCAAGAGAAAGGTGAGCAGGAAGGTTTCTTCAAAAACTGAACGAAACTTGTTGACGGATAGGCATCCCTCCTGTAAGCTGTAGGCACAATGAACAACGAACTTCTCGATCCTCAGTCTGAAGTCCAATCGCTCGCCGTTGTCTCAACGGAAGAGCTTCCCGGTTACGCGGAGTGGCTTGCCGAGTGTGAGGCTCAACTGGATCCCGATTGGATCTCAAGCTGGGCCAAACACTTGGGCGAATACTGAAAACAATCTTCGTGCCAAGTGGAGCTTGGCATGAAACTTGCTATGGGGCCCCACCTTCTGTAAGTCCTTGATACTGAGGGACTTACGAAAAGAGGGGCCCCCCAGCATCGTTCGTGCCAACCTTGAAAAACCAGGTG